CGGCTGCGTCAACCGTCACCAAGCCGTAGTTTCCCGCAGTTCCGATTGTGGCCAGGTCAATGCTGTCGGCGTTCACTACGACACGAGCAGACGAGGCGGTCACCACATTGATGGTGTTGCCTGTCTTTGTCAGGCCAGCACCAGCGGTGATCTGGCCGGCACCAGAGAACTGCACCCAAGTGACGGCGGTTGAGCCGAGTGTGCCGCCGGCGGCGACAGTACAGGTGAAGCCGTTGTTCGCGTTGGCTGTGCCAGACTCGACGAACACAAAGGCAGACACCAGCTCAGTCCAAGAGTCAGCGTCCGTGGTGCGAGTCCATGATCCAGAGGCGACTAAGTAAATACCGTTTTCCGCAGCGGACGACTGGTCCTTGACCAGCACGCGGTCGCCAACCGAAACGGTCACACCATCAATGACTTGCGTGTTTGACAGGGTGATGTTCGCGGTGGTAGCCACGCGGACGGAGGCCTTCGGGTCAAGACCCTGAATCAAGCTGTCGACATACACCTTGGTGGCAGCATCTTGATCGGCGGTTGGGTTACCAAGTCCGGTGATCTTGTTCGTGCCCATGGCGATCGCGCCAGACATCGTGCCGCCAGCGAGGTTCAGCTTCAAGGCCAAGCCAGTGTCGACGTAGCCCTTGGAGGCTGCATCAGTTGCGCCAGAAGGGGTAGATAGGCCGGTGACAGAAGCGCCGGTCACAATGCCGCCGCTGATCGTCTTGTTGGTCAATGTCTGCGTGTCAGTTGTGCCGACAATCGCGCCACTTGGACCAGCGATGTTTTCCCACACGGTGTTCGCAGAGTTGCGACGCAACATGTTGTTTGCGGCAACGCTAGTGATGAGCACGTCGTGCAACTCATCAAGCTCAAAGCCGTTGTTGATGTTGACGTAAATCACACCGACGGTCGCGTGCGAGCGCACGCACCAGCCCAAGATCACTGTGTGATTCGGGGCGGTTGGTCGAGTTGTGGTGATGCCGCCAGCCGTTGTTGGTGACAAGTACAGCGTGGCGCCCTCAGCAAATGCAGAGGTATTGACGCCTCGGATCAAGCCAAACGTGGTGGCAAAGCCTTCGCCGTGAGAAGCGCATGGCTCAGTCATGATGGCCAATGTGGACGCAGAGTTGGCTTCATTGTTTGCCTGTGCAAGGTCGGCCGTAAGTCGAGTACCGGACGAGCCAGTGATCTTCACTACCTGCATATCAACGAAGCCGACAGCGGTCTCGTTGTAGATGCGCACGTTCTGCTCTTGACCGATTTGCAAGGTGACGTTGCCACCTTTCAAGCCCAGATCAAGCGTGCCGTCGGTGTCGTTCCATGTCAGACGACCAACCGCACCACCTGCGGTGTTGGTTGTACTGAAATCGACGTTCATCAGCTTTGGGTCTGCAATCATTGCATCGCCAGCGGCATTGATACCAACGACCTTGTAGCCGTTACCAGCAAGCGTTGGCAACTTGTTGAAGCCAGCCGTGATCAGGTCCAGCTCTGCGCGCATTGACGCAGACGTACCAGCAGAGTTTGGCGATGGGTATGTGCCATGATTGTAGAAATTGTTCGGCATTATCTAAGTCCTCTTCGCATGGAGTAGTGCACGATGATGCTGTTCACCGTGAATGGTTTAATGATTGCTGACACGGATGAAAGTTGAATGGCCAAATTCTCAGCCGTGCCCATTAGCTCAATCTCGGACGGGGAAACGTCGCGGCCATCCCAAACAAAGTTGTCCCACGTCATCTCGTCCCAATAGTTTGAGCGCAAGTCGTTTTTGTATATGGCGCCAGAGGCTTGCTCAAGTTCCGGTGTGCGATAACCCAAGTCATAGCCAAAGCCTAGCTCAGCGTACGAGTCACCCGTCAGCTCAACGCTGGCCTTGCGGAATCGCTTCAAGACGCGAGGCGACTTGATGCTGTTGTAGACCAGGTTGATGTTGGCAGGAATGACAGCGCCATCAAAAGATGTGCCGGCATCAAGGCGGTAGACAAAGCCATTGGTTGAGCCAAAGAATGAGGTCGACGCGCCGTCGGGCGTCTCACCCTCAACGCAGCATGTGGCTGGGTTGGGGAATTGGACGGGCATGATGCCAAGCACCTTGCTGCCGTTGAACGTCATGTAAATTCCAGTGCCGTCGCTGAACAAGATTCGGTACTGACCCTTCTCGCGATTGAGCACACTGGCCGTGGCCAAGTTGCGTCGAGCCTGAATGAATGGACGAATGCGCAGCGTCAATGCGTTGGACTCAAAGTTGCCATAGTTCAGCGACGTGTTCATGTTCATGACGCCACGGTCGTCAAGCACGTAGGCCTGATCCATGTTCTGCGCAGTGAACGGTAGGCCACCAGTGCCGGAGTTGAACGTCGAGAGCTGGAACGTCTCGGAACTTGTGCCGTACAAGATGTTGGTGTCGTTGCGGGTGTAGACGCCAAGCGCGCCAGTTGTTTGGTTGCCAGGCAAGACCAGCAAGTTTGTGATCGGACCATTGAGCGCGATCTCACCTGCGCCAAGCAATGGGGCCCACTTGTACGGGTCACCAATGGCAGAGAACTGAAGAGACTCGCCAAAGGCAAAGAACAAATGGTTCTTGTGCACAGCAACGCGCGTTGGCACGTCTACCGTCATTCCGGTGGTGATCGGCACGTACACCGCGCCGTCAAACTCAAAGCCGCGGTTCTTGCCATCGCAGCCGTAGATCTTGGTGTTGACAGTGCCGCCACCAAAGTTACCGATCACGGATTCAACACGACCGCTTGGCAGCAATGTGATCGCAGAGCTTGTGCCGTTGGCCAAAGCCTTGTTGTCAATTCCAACGCGGATGATTTCGTTGTCAACAAACGTGCCAACCACAGCAGGCAAGATAAATCTGCCGGCCGCTGTTCCGGCAGTCCATGACCCAGACTCAAGCACAACTCGCGACACAACGGCAGATGCGCCGCTGGTCAAGCCATTGATAGTCTGGCCATCAAACACCTCAGCAGTGCCGCCATCGAACTTAATCTCAAAGCCCAAAGCAACCTGCACCCATCCAGATGCGGTCGACTTGTAAATGTTGGCAGCAGTTGCTCCAACGTTATTGCGCCAAGCGTAAACGGTGTTGTTGTAGTAAGCGACGCCCAAAACGCTGCCAGAGCCTGGAACTGCGGAGATGGATGTGCGGTACTCATCGGCAGCCAAACCCTTGTAGGTTGCGTCCATGAGGCCGTCTACGTCCATTCCCTGCACCACAGTGACAGTGCCGACGTTTGTGGCGCTGACCTGAATGGTCTCACCTGCAACGAACGTACCGGTCTCACGTGTGAGCACAACCTTTGATCCAGAGATTGCAATCACCTTGCCAGTGGCTGCAGACGTTACACCCGTAACAGTATTACCCACAGCAACAGCGCCAGTGAGCGCGCAAACCAGCAAGTTGTACGCAGCATCCGATGGGTTGGCGTGGCCGTCATAGCGTTCATATCCGGCGATACGGGTGTAGCCTCCGTTGATGGAAGCCTCAAAGTTTGCAGCGCGGCGTGCGAATCCAGGTGGCAGTGACAGGGTCGGCGTCACCTGATCAAAGCCACCAGCGAGATGGATTAAATCGTAATTGACTCGAGGAAGATTGACTGGCCGGTTGGTCATGTCAAGTCCTTACGCCAATGGGTTACCGAGAGAAACTTCAGGCAGCCATTCGCGGTTGAGCTGAGCCATCAAAGCAGCCTCGCCGCGTTCGCCGCGAGCCATGACTTCAGACGCGGCTTCGAATAGGCCGTAAAACTGCATCGCCTTGTAGACGAGAATTTTGTGCAAGTGGGTGGGCAGACCAGATGGCAAGTCAGTGTCAAGCGTCATTGAAGACGGCAGGCGCTGGTACTCACCGACCATGGTGTAAATGGTGTTTGGAATCTGGCCAAGCATCATTGCCTTTTCCGTTGGATGAATGGCGAACACAACAGGGCGTCCGCTGACCTGCGCATTGTAGCGGTAGGTGTTGCGAAAAACTTGGTATTCCCATTCAACCAACCACTGCTCATCGTAGATACCGATGTCAGTGCGATAGGAGCGCACCGTCTCTTTCCACCAGTAACGCAGATCCGTCATGGGCAAGCCAGTCAGGTCGTTCGTGGTGGTGAAAGGTGCGTAGTCGCCTTGCTCAGCGACGGTTTGGTAGCTGAATGGCAAACGCATCCAGCCCCAGTTGTCATACATGCCTTGCAACTCGAGCCAAGCGTCGTTGATGTAGGTGGCGAGACGCGCAGCATCACCAGCCTGACCAACGACGGACACAGGCCCAGTGCCGGGGATGCCGCACTCTTGGCGCAGCATCTTAGTTAGCTCGAGGTAGTTCATGTATTAGGCTGGTGTTTGCAAGAGTTGACGGAGCCAAGGTGCGCCCTGCTTTGGGCGAGGGTCATGCATCACTTGGAAGGGGTAGGTCAACGACAAGACGTTGTCCTCACGGAAACCCATGCTGCCATCTTGGTTCACAACCTTGGTCTGACGCAGGCGCGATTGCTTGGCACTTGCCAGCACGGCCACGTGGTAACGCTTGAGCTTTGCTTCATTGCCACGAACGATCAACTTGTAGTCACCGTTCACGTTGATCTCAACAAATGCAGGGTCGTTCTCGTTGTTCGGCTCTTGCACAAACACGGTCAGCTCGTCACGCATAAAGTCTTCTTGGTCGATTGCATCGGTGCTGATCACGCGATCAGTATCGATCTCGACGCCGCGTGCACTCTTTGCATCTTCGACTGACTGGACTGAGTTGACGATGTCTACGCTTTGAGAATCGACTGTAGCTTTACGCTCGTAGGTTGTGGGTTTGGTCATTGCATGGTCTCCATGGATTAAAAGGGGGAGACACCCACCCAAGGGTGGATGTCAAACTGCGATTAGGCAGTCAGTGGGTTAGCTGGGATGTCAGCCAAGTTGTAGAAGGTAGCAGTCACACCAGAGGCCGACAAGTCGGTGCCACCAGGAGTGAAGTTTGTACCAGCAGTCACAGCGATGCGCAATGCACCGATGGGGCAAACGCCTTTAGGAGCGTCAGCGAAAGGCAAGGCAACGCGGCCAGCAGCCAATTCAGCAGAGTCCACGATCTGGCCAGGCAAGATCGACACAGCACCAGCGGCATCCAAGAAGATGCTGTAGATGCGAGTAGAGCCGTTCACGCCACCAGAGAAGCCGCCGTTCACTGCTTGCACGCCGCCAGCAGCAGCTTGGTACACGGTGGCACCAGAGTAGCTGATAGCGATGTTGTCAGTGATTGCCTTGCTATAGAAGCGACCGTCCAAAGCGTAAGCAATGGCAGCAGCGATCTGGATGGTGTTGGCGTTTGTGCCTTCAGCCAAAGCGCCAGAGTTCAAAGCGAGCGTTGCGCCTTGGGTGAGAGATAAGTTATCCATTTGGAAATTCCTTTAAAAGTTTCGGGAAGGAATGAGGGCCGAAGCCCTCAATTCATTACAGACCAGAGGCGGCACACTCAACGCGCACCATCCAATTTTCGTTCAAACGCACAGCGTTCTTCCAGAAGTTGGCGCCAACGTAGCCGAATTGGCC